TTATAAACTCTTTCGATTATTTTTTATATACTCAGTAAGTAGTTGTTTTTCATTCATAATAATGGTATAAAAAGGTTCAACGTATTGAACGAAAGTGCTACCATAAACACTTAGAAACTGGTCTTCATTCATCATTTTTAACAAATTCTTACTTCCTCTGTCGTCAGGAGATAGCGGAAGTTCTAATTGTTTTAGTTCTTCAACGGCTTGTTCATTAAGCATTGGCTGTCTTAAATTTACCAATTGGAAATTGGTTTTTAACCTTACAACACTTTCTGGTGTTATTAGCGTGGCTAATGCTTTAAGCGGTTTTTGCTTATTTAATGCACGTTCTTTATTAATTTCATCTGCTTTGGCGCAAATTTCCCTAACACTAACGTGTTTGAATTTCATTTCTGGAAAATGCTTTAATAGTGTTTCCTCACCAATACCTGAGATACCCTTGATATTATCAGCAGTATCACCACAAATTATTTTAAGTACCAATGCATTCGTATAATGATGATTGAAATGCATGATATAATTGGTCTTATTAACTGGTTGTTTGATGTTTGGAAATATGATAGTAATGTTCAGGTCAAGTAGTTGTGCAAAGTCCCTGTCATTTGAATACAGGAATATTTCTTCCTTGTTATTATGTTCCAGACAATATGCAGCAATCAGGTCATCGGCTTCTATGTCATCAACTTCAATTTGTCTTATAAACAATTCTTCTGCGTATTCCTGTATTCTTTTTCTTTGTTTTAAAATTGATTCTTCTTTAGCTTTTTCCCTACGAATTTCTGCTGCAGTCATTTCAATTTTCTTATACCATTCTTTGTTTTTACGATTGGCTTTATATTCCCTATCAATTCTGTGACGCATGATTCCACCTCCCTCACCATCCCAGACAATTACTACCTTATTTATCATATGCTCTTTTATATGCATACGAATAGTGGTCATGGATTGATACAATCCACCAATGTGCCCAAAGGCACTGGTGGAAGTATCTTTTGCTCCATGAAATGAACGCTTTAAAAGATTTGAACCATCAACTAAAAGTGTTCTAATTTTCATTATTCTAATTCAAATGTCGAACTTTTTTCAATTATTTCATCACCAAATGATATGTTTCCATCGCCATCAATTGCTTTACTTTTAAATTCAATATCATCGGCAGTAATACTATCATCTTCAAATCTATTACGGAAATAAAGAATATGTTCCTTTTTATATGCATTTTCATGCTCACTATCACCGTAAATAAATCCGTGTGGTGTTGAGATAATTTTTCCTTCTAATGAAATTCCACCCCACTCACCATCCACATGATTTTTAGCAATATTTACCTTATTTTCGAAGCCATAGTTAAGGTCACGTTTTTTACTTGTAGCACTTATTCTTCGAGTTCCATGTGTAATTATACCACCAAAATGATAAATAAGTCTTGCGCCAAAAAACCATGCTTCACCACCTTTATGTTTAATAACCTTATTCATTGCGTCATACCAGACTTTCTGAACAGCAGCAATCGTGATAAAATATTCGCTATCTATTTTTCTGCTATCAGGTACGGTATTATTTAGCATAGACATGAATGATTTCTCGTATGCACCTGCATTCCACTGGTTGTTGTCTGAGTCATTCTTTTCCAATGCATTAACTGTTTTGGTACAATTTAGCGTACCAATGGAGTCAATTGCAAACGTAATGTTGTATGGTAGATTTCCAGACTTTTGTTGGTCAATGAAATAATACATACATTTAGCCATATCTTCAATACTTGCTTCTTTTCTATCCTTATCGTTTGGTTTACCAAAATTATCAAGAAGATATTTATTATTAATCAAGATATAATCACCATTCCAGTCGAATCCCATCAAAGTCAAACGTTTATTACCAACATCAATGTTATTCTCAGTATCAATAATTATTGGTAGGTCACCTGCTTTTTGTGCACTAACAATTGCACGCATTAATGCTGTTGATTTACCAGTATTACTGTAACCACGGAAAAGTGTTACATATCCCTTTGGTAGTCCCGGTAGTCCTGTTGCTTCTCTCAAACCTTCATCAATTGGTAACCATTCGAGAGGTTTCGATGGAACGTCTTCTGTTCCAGTTTTTTTCTTGAAATTATCAAGACTGAAATTCTTTTTTGCGGTTGGTTTGCGTACCATTTCATTTGAAGGTACTTCTTCAACTAATTTTTTAGCCATGTTTTAAAATTTTTGTTATAGATAAGTAAGGGGAAACTTTCGCTTCCCCTTATTCAATCTCAGTAATTTTTAGAAAGGAAGGTCATCGTAACTTTCACCAGATGTACCACCTGTTTGAGCTTCAGCAGCAGGAGTCGATTCTGCGAGTGTTTCTTTTCCAACATCACTTGCATTGTCAGTATATGTACCAACTTTTGACTCAGTTATGTTACTGATTGTAACTCTTGGATATTCATCATCCAAATCACTTGCCTGTTCATATTCTTCTTCCTCAGCATCAAGGTTAGCAGTACGAGTGTTTGCAAGTTCTTCCAAGTCGGGACGACCGGGGAATACCCAATGTTTGTTGTTCTGGTCAGTATCTTCCCAATAAGGACTGTTACCTTCCGCAACCATTTGAAGGAATTCAAAAGGTGAGGTATGTGGTGCTTTCTTAGGCATGAATACCTGTCTCCAAGTAGTATCATCATCAAGCCACTGTCTTGCAACAAGACTGTCGGTACTAAGCGGTGCTTTTCCTCTTGCAGTAATTGCAGAAATTGCTTTGTAAACATGACCATTGAATTCACTGTCAGTCATGATGATGTTCAAATCAGTTCCAGTTAAAGCATCACTAAAGTCTGCTTGCTGAGTTGACATATAATCTTCCAAGATAGGAAGTAATTTGTCAAGAGTTCCCTGATTTTTGTAGTTGTGTTTGAATCTCCAGAACTTAACACCGTCTTTTTCAGCACCTTTGTCGATACCACGAACAATGTAGAATTTCTTGGCTTCCCATTTAATGGCTTCCTTGTAAATTTCGTCATTCTTAGCTTTGATGGCTTTCTGAGTTTCGTTCATGTTTTCCTTCTTAATACCTTTAAGAGAAGGGTCTTGTTTAGCAAGCCATTTTTTGTGTCTTGCACACAAAGGACATGGTGCAGGAATCATTATTTGAGCACCAGTTGAAGGGTCAATTAATGGTTTTCCATCCACACCGAGTTTCGGTACTTTAGGGTCGTTGTGTGCAGGGCAATAGATAACTGTGCCGTGCTTTTTCTTTCCACCAGCAGCATTAGTACTTGCAACATGGAAGAATGCTTCTTCGATGTGTTTCTTACCAGCTTTAGGGGGGAGAATTCTGAAGGTTTCTTTAGCTTTTCGAGGAACGAAGTACTTTGCTAAAAGGTCTTCACGTGATTTGCGATTTGTTGTTTGCGATTGTTTTTTCTGATAATCAGAAAACATCGACTTCAATTGTGACAGGTCTTGCCCCGTCTGATTTTGATTTTCCATTTTCAATTTGTTTTACAGTAAAGTTATTTTTCAATTATTAAATTGTTGCTACAAATATAGCCTACAGTTTACATAAATACAAGACTTTTTAAAAATAAATCGTCTTTTTTCAGTTAAACACTAATTAAATTATCAGATACTATTGTAAATGAAAGTGTTTGTTTGTTTTCATAGTAACTACCATTCTTCATTCTAATCTGTAAAAAGTAATCTTGAGGTATTAACCATGATGTGTCAAGATTAAATTCATATCCACTACTTGTTCTATTAACTGAAGTAAATGGAATAACATCTACTTCATATTTTTTACCAACTGTGGTAAACAATCTATATTCAATGTCTAAAGGTAAGAAATTATTTTGATTTGGATACAACTCCTTAATAGTAAGTTTAATTTTTCTCACATTTCCTGCTCTAATGTTCTCTCTTTCACCAATTCCCCAGAAATAAAAGAAGTAGTTATCAAAATTAATTTGATTGGATTGGTCGAAAGTATAGTATTTCTTTTCAGATATTAAATAAAATTCACCACTATATGTGCTTGGTCTTCCATTAATCGTCAAATCCCATTCATCCCTGAATAAAACAGCATCAGGATATGTTTGAGAATCTACATTTAAGTTGATTTTATACACACCTTTACTTACATTTATGATAGATGCACCAGTTAATGTCAATACCAGATTGTCGTCATTATCAAATATATCCACCTTATTTACGGTAATGTTTTGTGCAAAACCACCAACATTTACATATAGATATAAATCATTGTCTTTGTCGAGATAGAAATAGTTACGGTCATCGGTAATTGTATCGCTTACACTTGTTTCAATATATGGTTCATACCATGTATTGGTATTCTTTGCGTGGAATGCAACTGCCTGAGTAAAAGCTGTCTGTGTTTGTTCGAGCACATCAGGAAACTTAATTCCTAATCCATATGAACTACCTGTAAATGCAGGTGTTCCAGTATAACCAGTTCCAAAAAGAACTTGATTAATATAATCGGTGACATCAACATTAATGTTTTCATTACCCTTTCCAAATGTTTGTCCAGTAATGATTTGTGTGCTACCACTTAGATATGCACCAGCATTTGACCAATTATTCGTTGAAGTTCTTGCCGACCAGTTTGATGCCTGTGCAACACTATTTGGAAGTAACGTGGTGTCATAGATAAAATCGTACCCACTACCTTCATCCCAAAATTCGTCAACATTAAAAACATCTAAATTAAAACTACTTGCTCTGTCAATTGTCTCAGAATATGATTTACGACCCAAATACTGAGGTGCATAACTAATTGTATTAGTCATATGCAAAGTATGTTTCATCGTGTTATTTGGCACGATAATGCCATCCTGAATCTTTTTACGTAAGTCTGTGAGGTCAATATCGAATATGAATCTACCAACCCTCTTATCTAAAGTACCATAAAATACCTCAGTAACAGGATTCTGTGAATTGTTGGTAAGATTATCACTTATCAACGTGTTGTTTTTCGAAAAATATGACCTAAAAATTGACATTTGCTTTTTCTTATAAATACCTTGCAAACAAAAAAGACTACACTCGGTAGTCTTTTATTGTTGAAATATTTCCATTTTATTTTTAATGTTTGACGTTATGTAAAATCAAAAGACGTACAGCTTCTTTTTTTGCCATAGAAGTACCACCTCTTTTATTTAAAGCATTTTTAGCAACTTTAATGAGTTCTTCTGTTATGACTTGTTTACTTTCTTTCGATTCACCCAATTTCTTCATCAATGTCAAGTCACCAGTAGCAACTTCTTTTTCACCACCCTGACCTCTTAATGAAACGCCACCATTCACTTTATTAGCTACAGAAAATTCATTACCTTCTGCATCAGCATATTTGTCACCCATTGCACCTTTATATTCTTCGTGTCCGATTTCTTCTTGAACAGGTTCTGCGCCTTTAAATTCTTTCCATAGCATGAAGAACTCTTCTTTTTCTTGGTCACTTAGATTATTAAAATCCATTTCAGTGTATTTCAAATACTTCTGATAACTGTCATTATTATCGTAGCCAACTTCTGCATCAGCATAATTAAATTCTTCATCAACATCACCTACGTTCTTTGGTTCGTATCCAAGTAACATGTCAGTCATGTCTTTATCGTCAGACATTCCCATACCCATTTTGCTCCAATTTGGTTCAATTGCAGGTATTGGATTTCCATTTCTATCCCTTTCACCAGCCATACCATCTTGAACATATGCACCACTTGAATGTGGTTCATCACCACTTGCATCGCTTGCAGCATTAAACTGTGCGCTTGCTTCTGGGTCGTCTTTAACTGTATAATATTCTGGGTCTTCAGTAAGATGGTCAAGAACAATTTCTAATGCATCAAACGGGTCATCAGTATGCTCTTTTTCAACCTCAATTCCCAATTTTATTTGTTTCAAATCAAAATCTGCTGGTGATTTATCGTCACCTTTACCACCTTCAAGTTCATTACCTACTTCATCAGGCACTTCATTCTGATTAATATCATAATTTTTAGGGTCATTAGCACCATCCATTTCACCTTTAGGTACGCTTGCTACTGGAGCATCTGTTAATTCTGGATTTTCTTCAGGTGTCAATTCGCTTTCATCAACGCTTGTAACCCTTTTAGGTCTATGTTTTTTAGGTTTTGGATATTTGCTTTTAGTCTTGAATTCTTTACCAATTTCCATTTCTTTTGGATACTCAGTTTCGTTCATTTCTGCCATATTATCTTTATACATTCGTATTGCAGCATTTCTCACGTTTTTAACATATATCTCTTGTGGAATAGTATTTTTTAAGTCACCAAGTGTACTATCAACATATTTTGCTGCCTTAAATATTAATTGTCCCTTCTTTTCCTTAGAAAGTAAATTATCAAATCCACCTTTTACTACATCAGTAACCTTAATACCATCAACTTCAGCACTATCAACTTCAGCACCTTCCCAAAATGGTTCAGCACCTTTAGGAATTCCCCTTACCTTTTGAACAGGTTTTACATTTCCTTCAATTTTATCTACCTCTAACATTATTTGCTCAAGTGTAGGTTCTCGATTACCAGCAGCAACTAAATTATCATATGCCTTAAAAATTATTTCTTTTTTTTCTGGACTTACGTCTTCAACGGGTTCATCACTTACGCCAACTTGAGTATTTGGGTCTACACCAATACTACCATCGTCATCAGTTTCTTTTGGTAAATCACTTGGGTCATAATCTGGTGGCAATGCTAATGCATCTTCTTCAGGCACATCTGTAGTATAACTATCATCAGTATCTTCGGTGTCATCTTCCACGTAATCCTGAACTTCACTTAAATATTTTTGCAATTCATCTGATTGAACACGTAATGCTGGATTTGTTGGTTTCTGGTCAGCATATGCTTTATTGGTTTGCATGTCTTCAGTACCTTTCTTATATGGAATTCTGTCAATAAGATTAACAGCATCTTCATATAGTCCTTGTTCAGCATCTGGTGCTTCACCACTGTTATCATCGCTGTATTCGCTAACAACATCAACGATTTCCTGAGCACGCTGTGCATTAAATTGTTGTAATATTTTATCGCCTTCAGCGATTTCAACATTATAACTATTGTTTCTAAATATGAATTCAGTAATTTCTGCAGAATCAACACTAAATACGCCATCCTGTTCACCTTGGCTTGTGGTTGTTCTAAATCTGAAAGTTAATTCATTACCAGCATCATCTGCACCGCTAACCTCAACATGATTTTCATTATTATCTGATTGACTATTGGTTTGTTTGATTTGAAGTGCACCATTTTTTAATTCATCGAATGCATTTGTGAGGATACTACTCTTAGTTACAAGCGTATTATCTGCGCTAATAACAGCCTCATTTAATTTCATTTTATTTACTCCCTGAAACATTTCGAGAAATCTTTGTTTGCTACCAGCTTGGTTGTATATTTTCATAACTATTTGTTTTATTCAAAAATTATTGAATTTGCTTTACCAAATTCTCTTAGTAATACACCAGCAAGAGCATTTGCTTCATTTTCATGCTCACTACCAGTTTCATTTGAACCTGCATTAAGTACACCTTTTAAGTGTTGCATATAATGCACTAATTCATGTGCTAATGTCCTTATTATATCTGCAAGGTTTCTATTAGCAATCACCACTCTTATTTCTGTTGTTGCAGGTGTGAATTTTCCAAAAGAATGTTCAGTACCTGCTTCTTTTTCATCATCAGATAGTATAATTTTAGGTGATTTATCACCAAACTCCAGTTTTTCTCCAGCATATTTCACAAATTGGTTAATGAGTTCGACTTTCTTTTCTCTTGGAAGTATTGCTTCATTTAAGTGAATACCACCAACCCTTCGAACCATTTCAAATAACCTTTCTTTCGAACCATATGGGTGAAAAACTCTCATTATTATACCATGTCATTAAAACTGCTCTGAACGTCCATTTTAGATTTCTGTGGTAAATCATCGAAATCTGCAACAAATGTACCATCAGGCATTTCTTTAATAC